GCTAAAGGGGAGGAGTAATCACTCCCCGATAGTTTTTTCATATGTAGTGTTGTTATCTGGGGCGTTTTTAGCGCCCTTTTTTTTGTGCGGTAGTAACCTCCTCAATCAGTTTGTTTAAGTACCATTTTGCCTTCTCAATATCCTGTACTGGCTTGTCCTTATTCTTGTAATCCATCCTCCAAAGATACTTTAAGCAGTTTCCTTTTAAGTAACCTTTGAATGCCTCAGAACTCATCGACTCTTTGATGGCCTCAATGCACTCAATAGAGCCAGTGTTGTAATGCTTAGGGTTATTGACAGCATCATGCTGAAGAGACTCTTCATCAGCCATCTTTTGATATGGCTCAAGAGTCACAGAGTTCTCTGGATCAATCGCAGGGAATTCTTTTGCAATTCGATCCCATTCATTAGGTAAAACATCATCTAAGCCTTTCATAGCTATCGCCCTCCGCTATCATTTTTGTTGTGTATTGCGCCCGACAACGATCTAACTTGTTGGTGGCTCTATCCAAATCTTTTTGAAGTTTAATGACTTGGGCGTGGGTTCGATCAACTGCTTGTCGCAAATCAACAAGACTTGGTAAATTGTCGCTACTTCCTAATAAAGCCATTGTGGAAATCTCCTTGGGTTAAATTGTTCGGGTTCTTTTTTTGTCTTGGAGGAAAAGCCATTAGTTCGTGATCTGGCTTTTGAGCGTTGCTCTTTTTCTTCAATGTGGTGACGCGGCTTGTATTGTGCGCCATCCTCCAAGTTCGCGTAGTAGTTTGTGCAAGTCTCTGTAACTTGAGTTTCACACAGGAGTTTGCGCGGCTTACTTAGTTGAAGTAACTCTCTACTAGTCAGGATCATGGACAGCACCTCTCACGGTTGCAAATTCTTCCCATTCACCAGGATAGATACCACTTATCAAAAACTCTCTGTGATCTACAGGCACATCAGGCATAGCATCTTGAATCAACATCCCACGTTGCCAGAGCGCATAGTCAATAACATCGCAATCAACTGTCAGGGTGTTAGTGAATCCAGTTAGAGGTGATTTTTTGGTTAAAGTAATCATCGCGGTGGACTCCAGAGTTTGATGGACTCGTTCTCTGCGTCCCAATCGTCATAGCGCAGAATCCTAGCTAGACGAGCCTGAGTAATTGCCTCATCTCGGCTTAACCCTGCTTTGATGAATTGATTCTCAACCAGTGACCAATCAGGACGGTCACCTAAGATTTTTGCGGCAGTCACAGCACCCACTTTGGGACAGCCCGTGTAGCCATCCGTGGAATCACCCATCAATGCTTGCGTATAAAAATTAAGGTCTGCGGCTTGGGTCGATATATCCATCAGATCATCATCAGTTGGTCTGTAGAGGCGACAAGGGATCGTCTTCATATCCTTATCATCAGAGACAATGACCGTATTGAGGTCTGGAGCAGAGCCTAAGATGCCCATAACATCATCAGCCTCTAGGGTTGGCTGAGAGTGGCTAGGCCATGTATCTCTACACCATTCCACCATCGCTTTGTAGCCAACTGGCTTGCGAGACTTCTTTCGGTTGCTTTTGTATCCACTATGGACATCTCTGCGAAAGTTCTCACTATCTGAAATGCACATCAAAGTTTGACCGTCAGTTCCAAGTCGATCATGGAACTTTTCTATGAGGCTAGTGAAAATTTGTTTAGCGGCTTTCAGATCAGTAGCTAGTGACCATATATCATCGCCCCAATCGGTCTCATCCTCAGTTATTACCGATGCTCTAAAGAGAAACAGATCAGCATCAATGAGTAGTGTCGGGGTCGATCTCTTCTGCAAGTTCGTCAAGTATTTCATCTAAGCTATCCTTATAATCCATGCCCATTGGCGTAATCGTAAATTTATCTATGAAAGTGTCTTCATCAACCTGATTGGTTATGAAACCTAGAGAACAACAAGTGGCTACATAAAGAGCCGCTTGCCGCGCAAAGTTGCCTTTGAGTTTGAAAGGTTTGCGCCATGCTTTATCGAGGACGATGTAGAATCCAACGATATGTTCTATGGAGTAACCTTCGATATCCGTAGAACTAGTGGGTGTCACTCCAAGTGTTTCCAACGCTGAATTCAGCCTCGATTGGGATTTGGAATCCGAATTCTTGACCGCTTTTTTGCGCCATTCGTCCAGTGATATTATGTCCGACATACTGTGCTACCTCGTCATTTTTACAGGCGATCTGAACCTCATCGTGAATAAAGCCAACGATGTAAGCGTCAATGCCTTGATTAGTGATTTCTTGATCTATGAGTTGCACCCATTTTTTAGCAATCACAGCGCCTGCGTTTTGCAAAATTTGGGATAAACAACGGTGGTCTGAGCGGATATACAACTTACGTCCGTCAATACCTTTGATAAAGCCTTTCTTTTTATATGCAGTGGCTAACTCATTGCGTAGACTTTTGAATGCAGGGACATTCTTATCAAAGTCAGCTTTGAGCCGCTTGCCGTCCTTAGCACCACCACCAACGATCTTACCGATTAGAGTGTCACCTCCTCCGAAAATCATGGAGTACACGAATGTCTTCGCCTGATCTCTAGTGGCTAACCCTGCCGCCTTTTGGTTAAAGCTATGGATATCAGACTCCATGATCTGCTTGGCATATTCACCCCCATCATCTAGGAGGTGCGCTAAACATCGCAGTTCGATGCCACTCAAGTCAGCACCTAAAAGTTTCCAACCTTTGGGTACAGTGAACAGATCGCGGCACTCTTTGCCATAGACAGCGCGAGTCGATGGAACTTGCTGAAGATTTGGAGATCGGCAGGCACATCTTCCACTGACTGTCCCAAGAGACACCAAGTTGTGTCTAATCTTTCCATCAGGATCAGCCAACTTCATCCACGCGGCATTGCCTTCAGCCAACATAGCGATTCTCTTCTGCACCAAGAAAAACTCAGCAAGAGATTTGGCTTCTGGATAAGGTAGGTCAATAAGGACATTCTCATCAATCTTGGGGTCACCGCTTGGAGTGAAAGACTTTGGTTTCCAGTTGTATTTTGCGGTGAGACATCGAGCAATGTGCTTGCGAGAGTTAGGGTTGAAATAGACAACTTTTATTTTGTCTATAGTCTCGCCTTTGACATAACCCCTCGCCTTGTTGTTTACCTTGGGGGTGAACGGAGTGCGGATTTCCCATGGTTCAAAAAGAGTGTCTAGTTGATCTTGTAACTCAAGTCTTCTACCACACAATTTAGCGTATAAATCGCCTGCTTTCTCTTGGTCAAACGTCCAACCATTGTTGCCAATGCGGAAACAGATTTCAGCTAAGTCATGCTCAAGATCAATACTGCTTTGTGAGAAGTCCCTGTCTTGCTTGAGTAACTTGAGTAAGTCAAAAGTGACGTTTACGTCTTGCTCCATGTAGAGGAGCATATCTTCGTTGAAGGTGTCCCAACCGCCATCATAATCACCTTTGAGATTACCTAGTCGTAAGCCCCAAGCCTTGAGTGAATGCGAACCCCAAAGCCTCCTTAAAAAGCCATCAGGATGGACGGCACAAGTTGCGTCATCGTTCATCAAGTCAGCTTTGATCAATCGAGAGAGAACTAGAGTGTCAGTGATTTTGCCTTTCGGCTTCCATCCTGGGTATAGCTTTTGGATAGCAGGGATATCAAAGCCAATGATGTTATGGCCTACGATTTCTTCTGCATTCTCTAGTACTTCTAAAGCCTCTTCGATCTGGTCAGGGCGGTAGCTTTTAAGTGACTGCACACGCCTATCGCTTTGCTTACCGTCTTTAATCGCGATGCAGTGGATTGTCGTGAGTTCAGGAAGTAGACCATTGGTTTCAATATCAAAGATGGCCTGCTTCACAGTTCCATCTCCTTTTGTCCTGATCCCATAGCCGCATCCCATTCGGCACACAGCTTCAGTGACCAATCAATCGGTACGCTATTAGGTACGTGCCGCTTCGACAGTAACTTTCTAGTGTTAAAGAAGTGGGCTTTCTTTGGGTAGTGCGCTTGGAATAAACGAGCGTAGTACGGACGGTGATTGTTGTTCAATTTGAAACCTAATTTATCTTCAGTTTCAATATCTTGATGCCAACGAATACGCTCAAAGATAGCGTAGGCAGAGTAGCTTTGACGGCCAGTTTTCATGGCAGAGTTGGTGTACATTTTGAACAGTTCCCAGACATGGGGATTCTTTCTGTGGAACTCTAAGAAGTCTTTTTCAAGACGAGTTTGCTCTGTAGAAGACATAATGTCTCTCCTTCGTTTAAAGTTATTCGAGATTTATTTATTTAGAATCTGGAGTCGGCCTCGATGAGCCTTCCAGTGGTGCGGTTATATGCAAGCGTATCGGCTCTTCCGACTTCGCCAGTGAAACGGTTTTTTAGTAGCACAATCTCTCTAGTGTCATCGCTTGGGTCTTCATCATTGACTTGTAAGCCAATACAAAAGTCTGCGAGTTGAGCCAAAGCATGGCTACCTCTCAACTGGGATAATTGAACCTTTGCTCCATTTTCGTGACCACGCTGTCCCTCTGGTCTTCTAAGGTGACTCACAAGGAATAAACAGATATCTAACTCCTGTACTAGCTTTCTCAGCAGAGTCATTATCTGGTCTATCAGCCTGCGTTCATCATTCACTTGTCCAGTGAGGCCACTGACCAATATGGAGACATGATCCAAAAATATGTGCTTACAGCCCATGCCTTTGACCATGTACTGGATTCTGTTTGTTATTGTGTCAACCGCAGTTGATCCAAAGTGGTCAAAAAGATAGATAGGACGATCACCAAGCAATTTGTCGTATGCCTCTACGATTTCAGGTTCTTCAGCCACACCCTCGTCAATAGTGATATTTTTTTCCATGTGTAAGCCGACAATACCTTGTAGAGTTCGCTTGTTTGTCTCTTCAAGCATAAGCATTCCAACTGTCTCGCCTGCTGTGTGTAGGTGATAGGCTATCTCACGAATGAAAGTACTCTTTCCAACGCCACTGCCTGCACAGATAGTCACAAGGCCAGTGCGTATACCGCGAGTCATATCATTCAGACGTTGGTATGGATAAGTGACTGTAGATGCTGAGTCGGATTTGCCGATTATGTCTCTGAAATCATCACTGGAAACAATGCCATCTGGCCGCCAATCTTTGGCTCTCCAAATCGCATCTATGATGGCTTTACCGTCACCTTTCTGAAGGCACTCATTTGCATCCTTATAAGGTAACTTCGCAATCTTAACCTTACCTACTGGGAGTGCTTCAGCACACTCTACAGCCGCTCTCTGGCCTACTTCGTCTTGGTCAAACATCAATATCACTTCTGAATACTGAACAAGGTAGTCCCAAGCGGCAATCAATGCCTTTTTACCGCTTGTTGCTCCTTGACCAAGAGAAACTACAGGCCATTTGTTTCCTTGGACTTGAGAGACTGTCATGCAGTCAATTTCGCCCTCTGTGATAATTATTTTTCTGTCACCGTTCCATAGGTGCTGTCCAAACAGAGTCATTTTTTTAGCATCGCCCAAGATCGAGAAGTTTTTATCTGCATCCCGAATCTTTTGGGCAACCACGACACCTTCACTATTTCGATAGTTGGCTATTTGCTGTGGTCTGCCGTTGTAGT